TATGTATAAATGGTATGAGCTGAGTTTTAGTTCACAGATGCCAGACTGGTTTATAACTCAACTTGCAGTTGGAAACCACCACGGAATCTGGAGTGAGCTGACTGCTAAGCTCAAATCTCTCAGCGCGGAGCACAGCTTAGTGCTTCCAGACCACGTGCGCGGTGGAACTGTCATCGATGCTGTCACGCGTGGCGTTGTCTACAACAAAGATGTGTGCGGGCGTGTCAAGACTAAAGCAGGCTCAGATGAACGTGACATCTACAATGAGTTTGTCGGAGGCGCACTTTGCTACTCAGATGTGCAGCATGTAGTAAGACAGTCTCTTGCTAAGAAGACGCTTTCCTGGCGTTCACGCATGATCCTAAGAGTTTGGTGGCCTGGCACATCCGTTGAGCTATGCAAACGGCAGAAAATCCACGTTGATGTTGCGTTGGAATATGCCTCTCGGTATAGCAACTGGGCACGCCTCAGCGAACTGGTACACGAGCTAGTCAAGCGCCCATTTTTGGGCTCGCAGTTTGTGTCTAACATATTGATGTATGTGTCACTGTGTCCAATAGGGGGCACAGTTATGCGGCACATGCTACGCTCGCGTGTGTTGGATTATGGCTTGGAACACGCGATTGAATGTTTCAAGGCGTTGCACGTTGTGGTGAGGCGCTCAGGGGTACCCAGCTGCCCACCCTTGTGGCCAGGCACCCTAGAGAACTGCGGTGAAGGCGCGTCGCATATAATGTACCTGCAAAACCTCGTCGGCAGATTCTGGTTTCGGAATTTGTCAGCCGGTGATGATGTCGCGCAGCGTGCTGTGCATGGACGGGCACAGCGTGTCTACTGTGGTGCGGCTAGAGGCTGGTCAGCTTCCTACTGTGAAGAAGTCATCGGCAGAGAGGTCGACAAAGTTTCGGCGTTGTTTGAACACGGAGTCAGCCAAGAACGTGGCTGGACGGCGGAGTTGTTTCATGCGAACATGATGATGTTCGCCACCGGTGGTTCTACCAGCGCTGCCCCACGACAGGATTTGGAGTACACTGTCAACGGTATACCCCACAAAAGCCCCGCAGGCCGTTCAAAACTATTGTGGGTCAACAGCCTTGCCACCAGTGACATATCCAAGATGCTGCTGCGCAACACGCCCAAACTGCGTGGAACCGCGGTGGACAAATATGAGAGTGGCAAGCTACGGATGCTACTGCCTGGACCCGCTTGTCAGTGGTTAATCGAGTCAGCGGCACTGCTGGTCGGTGAGGGGTATGTGTACCGGCATAGTGACGACCTCGTTTTGAACAAAGACGCCACGGTCGAGCTAGCGATGATGACGCGGCGGCTCGCTGATACCTGTGGGGAACACGTTGCGATATGCAGTGACTTCAAAGACCACAACATATTGCACACTTTCAAGAATATGAAGCGTCAATGGTTGTCTATGGCACAGAAACTTGATCCGCGCATTGGCACATTTGCTGCTGACTGGGATTCGCTTAGTTACAGAGCTTTCGCTGCTTCTGCGTGTCGCTGGGCTGCCGCGAGCCTCGCTGATGTTGCCGCACGGGCGTCAGGCGTAGATGATTATGTGGAATTAGTGCGCGGGCTTTGGTCTGGCTGGCGTAGCACGACGTTCATCAACACCACATTCAACCGGTACTACCAGGAAGCAGTGAGCTGTTCCTTTCGAAACGCATACGGTTACGATGCGCTGGTATACAAACACTTGCTTGGTGATGATATGGCAGGTGCGTGCCGCGATGAGTGGACTGGGCTACGCTATCTGGAACTCATTGATTACAGTGGGTTTGACGCGCAGGCAGCAAAACAAATGATCAGCACCACACACAGTGAGTTTCTGCGCTGTGCTTACCGTGGTGGGTCCGTTATCGTTGGCAGCTTGGCTCGCTCGATAGCTGGGTTCACCAGTAGCGATGGGCAAACTGCACCCGCTGGTTATGGCTATGAGGCTGCGAAGGCCATGGTGTCCAACCTATTTGTCCTTCGACGCCGCGG